CCAATTTCCAGCAGAAAACTTACCTTTATCTTTGTAAGCATCTGGTCCAATACGCAAAACATAACCACAAACTGTAGCTAGTGATTCTGTTTGTCGTGTTTGGTTAGTGAGTAAAATACCACCATCACTTTTCATCTTACCTTGATACGGTAAAATCAATACACGCCAACCTGTAGGCTGGGGTAAACGGTCAATGGTTTCATCGGGGAGTTTGCTGGGGTCAAGGAAAAGGTCTTTTTCTTCTACGTATGCTTCTTCTAAACTTTTTTTATCTTTTTCGTCTTTAATATGTGCGGGTACTAACAAACCAACATCAGTCATAAGTTATCCTATTTAGCAGGTTTTTTAATTCCTGTTCCATTATTGCAAGTTCACTCAATCTTGCCCTGAGTTCCTTGAATGCGGTAAAATCTACAACTGATCCTTCTAAAATCGTATCCGTTGTAGACTGCCGACGCTCGCGAATAAGTCTAAGCGAATTTTCGTAAAAGTAAAGGTCATTTGACATAAAAGTTTACTTTCCTGCTAATTGGTTGGCTACTTCGACTGCTCTTTGACCAACTTGGTCTGCATAACGTGAATTTAACAACTCTGCGCCAGCTAACTCAAACTCACCATCTTCAATGTGCTGTATTGTTTTCTTAAACTTTTTGAATGTTGTAAGACCCATATTAAATATCAAATTAATAACAGCTTCTTGCTGTAAACCAGTTAACCCTGCAAACCAAGCAAAGTTTTCTCTACACTCAGCGTGTACCCTACCTATATCGTTAGACAATAGGTAATCAATTTCTTCAGTGCTCAAACCCACATCGTCAAGGTTTCTACCTACTCCGATAGTCAATTTATCAGCGGTGCAATGGTAAGGCTTACTACGCACACCTTCATGTATTTTTAGTTGCTCGGACAATCTCATTTTATTAATCATCTGGTTTATGACTCGCTCCAAAATAGAATGAACAGATAGAACTAACTACACCACCCATATAACCTAAAATCAAACTTACGATGGTGTCGCTGTTAGCATCTGGAGGCTGTATAGTGACAAGGAAGATATACCCCACAAAACCACAAAGAGATACAAGCGCGACAACACGGGGTGTCCAGTCTCCTTTGTGTGCTGTTCTTGCGTTTTTAACATCTTCTGCCTCAAGTGCAAAGATGTCCACTTCGAGTTCTGCAAGTCGTTTTTCAAAATCTAACTCCGCTTTTTTGATTTCTGTTAGTTGCTCTGGGGTAGCAGACTGCATAGCTGTTTCTATTGACTTAGGGTCAGCTTTACAACCCAACACCGCAGAAATAGCTTGTGCCGCAGTTCCACCTAACGGACCAGCTAGCGCTGTTCCTAACGTAGGGGCTACTGCACCTATCAAACCTTTTAATGCACCAAAGTTCATTACTTAACTCCTGTGAACTTCATTCCTTTTACAGCAGCACCACCACCACGAATACCATCGGGTCTACTAGGGCATGAACCCATGGTGACTTCACCACCATCTTTCATTTTCATTGTGCCTGTACGCATAGCTTCAAAATCTGCACCTGTAATCTTATTTTTAGGGGCAGCTCTCGTAGCTATTTTTTGTTGCTTTTCTGAAAGTTCTACCATACCACCTTCAGCCTTCTTCGCAGTTTTAGCAGCGTCTTTAAAATCCTTTGCGCTAGGTGAGCCTTCATCACCCGCCTTACGCATTTTTTCACCACTACCTGCTTTAATTCGTTTACGCTTTTTGTTGATATTTTCATATAAGGACATTATTCACCTCTATTTTGTTGGCCTTCTCTACTCACTTGCGCTCTCAAATCAGCTATACCTTCTTGGCTTTGTATACGCTCTCTGGCGATAGCATCTTGTTGAGTCGCACGTTGTTGTTCCATTTGCAATCGAGCTTGGTCCATTTGTAAATCAGATTGTTGGTCTTGTTGTTTTAATTGCAACTCTTGTTGTTTCAAAGCGACTAACGGGTCAGACTGTTGCGCCCCTTGAGACATTTGTTGTTTCTTCTGCTGGTATTGCAAAATCAACTGGCTTTGTATTCTAGCTTTCTGAGCTTCAAACTGTGCAGTAGGTACATCGCCCTGCACATTCTGTACGCTTTGCTCTGCTAAAATTTCAGCTTGGAAAGATATATGCTCGTAGATATGTTTTTCTAAAACTAACATTATTCTAGGTTGTAGTTGTGCAACAGGGCTTTGTTGATAAGCCATATGCACTGCTATGTGGGCTTCATGATCTTGCTCTTTAAACGCTTTGAGTTCAAGCATACCTTCTGAAGCTTTACTCGCATTCAAATTTTCTTGTATCGGGTCTACAGGCTTATCACGCTCCATGGCGGGTAAAATTTTATCTATATCTTTTACACCTAAAGCTACGTACACCCTATGGTACGCTTCATACAAATTGTGCATTGCAGGGGCAGCTTGAGCTAACTTCAATTGCTCTTGCGCTAACATCACACGTTGCGACATACTAAATATGTTAGGATCACTGACAGGTAAAATATCAACCCTGTTATCAAAATCCTCAGACTTAATCCCCATGCTTTCATTGGTTTCGTAGGGGTACGGCTGTGGGTCTTCACCAAACAAACGACCCAACATTTTCAACTCTAACTTCATACTACTGTGTAAGCGTTTATGCACAGCAGAAACAACTCGACTACCGCGCTCTAACAACGCAACAGTTGTACCAACAGGCATATCACCATTGACATTACTTACATTGCCCATTCCTAGGTCTGTAGTACCTACAAACTTTTGCGCGGCTTCTACCACAAACCCCATAAGCTGAAACAATGTGGCACTGGGTTCTTTATAAGGCAAAGGCACAATACTGTTTTTTAAATCGCCTCCAGGAACATCAACATCTCTAAACTCTCCAGGATTCAATGGCGAATCCTCATCAGCAATACGCATACCTCTAGCCTTAAAACCACTCGGCATATTGCTTAAAGTACCCGCATCGATCAATTGTCGGAGGCTCGAGGTCGCTGTACGACTCAAATTACCCAGTAAATGAATCAAACCGAAGCCATAAAAGCCTAATCCAGGAGTGAATTTATACTGAACAAAATGGGGTATTTTGGCCTTTTTTACGTCATCTGGAGAATAATTTCTGCGTAAAGACAATACTTCTTGGGTTTCTCTGCATACAGTGACCACATAAGGCAGCTTAATACCCGTTTCTTCACCGTCTTCACTTTGATCTGGGTACTCATCTACATCTAAATAACAGTGGGACTCATATAATGTGAAGTTTTTATCAGAATAACCACTACTACGGCCTTCTATATCATTATAAGCTTCTTTTACTTCATTACTTTCGTCTGTACCTTGGCCAGAAGTCATGCTTTCCTGCGAATAAACTCCTGTTACCTGCATCTTACGCAGTTCATTATCACTAATACTGATAACATGCGTTACTCGATCAGCACTTCTAAGGTCTGTAGCCGAGTAATTCACCACTATATCTTCGCTTGGGATAAACTTACTCACTGGTCTACCCAACATCTCATCCATGTAGACTTTTTTAAACGCACTACCCGCCAAACCAAGGAAATATAACATCTGGTCGAACTCTGGCTCGTACTCTTCCATCTCATACATGATCATATAATTCATATATTCTTGTACGCGCTGGGCTTGGCCATCTGTTTTCTTATTACTTTCACCAATTATCTGGGCGCGGACTGGTCCACTACTGGGCAACATCTCTTTATAAGCCGATGCTTGAAACTGCGTCACCGCTTCATTCAATACAGGGTGTACTACACCTGTTGCACCACTAAAAGGTTCTGTCCGTTCCTCGTATTTCATACCAAGTAACTTCAAACCCTTTACATAAGACTCTTCCCATTCTTCACGGCTAGCCTTATCTTCCTCAACCGTTGTCATTACATAGGTACTTATACCTACTTTAGTATCCGCTGATAAATTATCTGCCAAGTTTGCAAAAAAATCATCTGGCTCTTCGCCTAATAATTCCTCTACCGCACCAAATAATATTTCTACACCTTCGCTTTCATCAGGCACTATCTCTATCTCTACATCCATGATTTCTGTATCCATGGGGGGAGGTTCTATTTCTATGCCATCAAAAGCCGTTTGAAGTTCTTCTGGTGCTTCTACTAACGATTTGTCGATATTGTTAAATTGGTCATCTGCCATCAGTAATATACCCTTTGTTTAGGCGTACTTTCTTCATCTTTATAATCTTCGGGGTGTGCAATAAAGCCGCCTTCTCTAAATCTTCTCAGCGCTTGGGTGACAGTATCTACGTAATCATCATGCTCACCAGCAGGAAACGCTGCACATTCTTCAATCACTTCTTCTGCCCATGTGGTATCAGGTGCCCATACTAACCCAGACTCCAGCATAGGGGCAATCGAATTCACTCGCGTCATTTTATCATTACCCTTACTGGGTGTATGAGTAACTACAGGAATTCCTAATTGACGTAGCTCCTGTGTTAAGGGCATACCAGAAGCTTTCGCTTCTATCAAGATTGTTTCGGGTTCCCAGTATTTATATTCCTCC